TCAAGGCGCCTGCACAGGCGTGGTTACTGCGATGTCCTTTGCTGCGGATACCAGCGGCATATCCGTTACCACGTAACCGATATCGAAGCCCTTGTACGTCAGCGAAACGACCGTCGGCGATTCCCAGGTGATCGAGTAACCCGCGGTGCGTAGGTCGTCAAACGACACCTTACTGACCGGCTGCCCGTTGTTCGCGAGCTGGATAAAACCGCCCAGAAACTCTTCCTCGACACCATCCCGAAAGCGCTTACCACGCATGGTTGCGATCAGATGCATCGACAGCCCCTGGAACGGGTGTAGCTTCTGCTCAGGACCCCGAGGCTTGGCCTCGATCACCGGAGCCGCTGGAGCCGCCTCTACAGACGCAGAATCGACACTCACGGCAACCGGCTGAACCCTAGGCGGCGGCGCATGTTTCTTTTCCCGCGTGACATTCCACGTCGACAGACAGATGACGATCAGGAAGCACAGCGCAGCACCTTTGAACGGCCAACGTTTCCAGATCGGCACAATGTCATTAGCGGCCAGTTCCTGGCCTGCGGCCGAAGACCGCGTATGCGACTTCCAGAATCCGTAGAACTGTTTCTGATACTCCCGGATGCTGGTATTCACGACCTCGCCGCGCAGACCGTCCTGGACCTTGCGGATATAGCGATCATTGGTGCCGAAGGCCGTAGCCTTCTTACAGCGATACACGACCTGGACAAGGTCACGAATTGCCCGGTTGATCTTGCCGTAACTCTGAGTGATCAACAGCACATCGGCCAGTTCGTGACGATGAAGCGAATACCACTCTTCAACCGGCACAGGCGTGCCGCGCAGCGGTATCGAAAGATGGCATTCATCGATCACATACAACGGCCCGAAGCCTTCATCAGGATGCCGCCAAGGGTCCGCATAATGATCAACCCTGCTAAACGGGCGTACTACCCTACTCTCCTCCTCACCACTCTCATTGCCGAAGACCTCAACAGTAGAGTCCCGAAGTTCGATCAAATGCCAAGACTCCGGGAAAAACGCTTTGAACTTGTCCATATCCAAGGCCAAGTTCGTGATGACCTTTCGCCCTTGATTCAACGCCGGAACAACATGATAGACAACAGCCTCATGAGACTTTCCACCACCAGGCTGGCCCAGGATCAAATTAATCATTAAGACCCCCAGCGAACAAACGGAATAGTTTGCAGCAGGAATCGGACGACCAGAGCGCCGACAATAAGCGTTATAGCCTGAGGCGCGCCCACATAGCCCAGCATATTGGCCGCCTCCGCTGGGATCATTGCATAATATGTTTGCGGGTTGAATGGTATCGCGATTGCATCCAGTGCCGTAGCCGCAATAGAAAGCGTCTGCTCAAACACCCAGCAAACAACATCCGTAACCATATTCCACGCATCTTTGAATATCTGAGCGAACACCAGCAGCAGCCATTTTGCAAACCCAACAATCTTAGCAAGCAGCGCAGTAAAGAACTTAAAAACCCCAGCCATATCAACCTCCGAAAATCAGAGCGCGACACAAGAACAAGGCCGAAACCATAAGAATCGCCTTCACGAAATCAAGCACATAGCAGATAGACCCGAACTGCTGATAACCATAGTTCGCCCAGGACGCAATATTCATATCCAGCCCAAATGCCGGACAACGCCCCGAAAACGACGGAATGAACCCCTGGAGAAACTTCATAAACTCCGTATCTTCAAATTCGGCGCGCTTGTCACGCCATACACCCTCCAGCCCATCCTCATATTTTTGTTCATAGAACGGCTTAACTTCCGGAAATTCAGAGTCTTCAAAGCTACCACCCTCCTCCTCTTTCTCTTCGGGAGGAACTTCTGTCGTCACGTCGTCAGTGTCAGTCGTAGTCGTCTCTTCAGTTTTATCACCGTCTTTCGTCGTCGTAGTCGTGGTCGTTTCTGTATAGTCGATATAGTTATCGCCATACTTAATCTCATACTTAGTTTGAGTGTCCTTCGTCGTCGTACTGGTAGTGCCATCAGGATTCGTGGTTGTCGTCGTGCTTGAAGTCTTAGGCCCCGTCACCGAGGACGGACCGCTAAGGTGCGTCGTTTCAGACATCTGGTCATAGCACGCAGCCGGATTCAAAGACCCCTCACAAGTCGCCGTTAACAAGTCCTTGAGCCAATTCGGGTCCACCACCCCCAACAATGTATCGGTCAGGCTGTCATAATCCGAATCAGTGAAAGGGCTTATTACCTCCTCCTGATAGCAGGTCGAGTCAACCAAAATACCCGGACAATTACCTACCGCCTCAACATAGAACTGCGACTCTTGACCAGTCTTGTCATTAGTCCAGAGAACACGATAACCGCTACTATTTGGGACCGGCTGAAGCTTGTAAGAAATAGTAGAACTCACGTAAGACTCTATGCGCGGCTGAGCGCATGCCATATAGCCCATGGGAGACGGATATATAGACGTATTGCAGAAGCTCCAGGCAGAACTTCTATAGCCAAATACATCAATCGGAACCTCCCCTTGCGGCTTCTTAATTACAGGCTTTCCGTTTTCGTCAATAAAACCGCCAATCTTATCCAGAGCCATTGCCATCGCAGCGGTGGCAGCAACACCAGCAACACCACCTTTAAGCGACGAAACACCCCCCTTGATCGTCCTCGGAATAGAGAAATCAATCGTCGGGATAATCTTTATGGGAACGCCAGAAGCCCCGCCGCCAGATCGAGGAATGTATTCAACACCAGGCTGGCCAGGAATCTTTAAAGATGGACCGAAAACAGAAGGAGAGCCGCCACCGCGCGCAACAACACTTGCACTAGGCACGGTGACGCTCTTTCGAGTCGCGGAGTACGAAACTTCAGAGGAGAGAAAAAACGCGAACGCTAGAAACGCTGCCGCATACCGGCGATAAATGCCCATGCTGCCAATACCCCGCCATGGAAGACCAGGGCGTGAACTACCAGCGCAAGGTCCGCCGCTGTAAATGTAAGTTGAGAGGGTTCCATAAGATACAGGGGGCCTTTCAGCCCCCTGCCCTGGCCCTTAGGCCTTCTTAACGCCGCGCTTGCCCAGGTCGATACCTTTGAACGCCATCGCAATGCCGATGATCGCAACACCAGCACTTACGACCCAAGTGGAAACGCTGGAAAAGTCTACCGCACCGAAAATATCAGCCATGATTCACCTCTTTCATAGTTTGCGGATCGCACTTAGTACGATTCCTACTTTTAAACCCACGGCATATGCAGCAAAGGTCAAGATAAACCCGGAACCGTATACCGCCGTGAGACTTTCAAAAGTGACCGAACTTAAAAGTTGCATTGCCGCTTCCATTTTCGATCACCCCTGATTCTTAATAGTTAGCCCGAATTCCGTCGCACGCGATGAAGTTCATACCAAGATGACTCCGCAGATATAGCCAGCAACACCCGCGCAGAAAACGAAAAGGATGAACCTCAAATAGATATTCATTTACGACGCCGCCGGAGCAGACGGCTTCGGCTGGGCGGTCCCCAGGGGCTTTTCGATCAGGGCCAAGGGCGCGCCTGCCAGCGAGTAGCTAATGCGCTTGTACTTCTCGTCGAACTCATCGTTGTAGGGCGCGTAGACCTCGACACCAGCGAGGTTGCGATAGGCGTTATGCAGGCCGTTCTTCACGGCATCGCCGAAAACGCGCAGCTTGTACGTAGTGTCCACGTCAAAGCCGTCACGGTCCTTGTCGGTCGCCTTGATGCCAACGATGGCCCAACGCTTGTCCCCTTCCCCCTTGTCAACTACGCCCAGGACGTACCCTTTCAGAATCTTCATGGTCTCTTTCTCCAGCGCCGAGCAGGCGCATACGTGATCCCCGGCCGGGCCGGTGATACTGGTGAACGACGAGCCGTCACGAAGGCCCGGCGCAGGTGTTGCCGCTCGGTTCGAGCAGCGGATTCAGTTGCCAGCACCTGGCGCATGACCTGACTCAGCAGGTCCGGCGAGTCGATGCCGGCATCAAGCAGGACGAGCTCTACCGAGCCCCGCAACTGGAGGTAGGCTTGCCGTCCGATCTCAATCGCCATCACGACCACCCGAATGCATCACCGACCCACGGCGTGCCCTTTTCGTTGATGACAGTGATCCAAGGATTGGAAGCCTTGCCGCCCTCCTCCTTGTGCTTTTCGAGCGCCTGGAGCGCTTGGGCGACGGTCTGCTGCAACACGCTGCGATCGACAGCAGCGCGGGCCTGCTGACGAAGCTGGAGCGACCGACGCTCGCTGGACGACAGGGACACGCCCTGGAGGCTGTAGGCGCTCATGAGCGAGCCCACACGCCGAGGGCGTAAATCAAAGTGACGGCACCGGCGAGCAGCGCGAGGGCCTGGAGAGTCGGAGCGAGCATCAGGCCACCAACCGCAGGTGACGCGGGCGCGGTGCATGCCGATAGAACTCCGGCAGCTCCAGCACGTCGCTGGTGACGATTTCCTCAGCACGACGGATCATCACGACCGAATGACGGGTCACGTCGTAGGGCTGGGCGATGTTGATGCCGATCCGGTTCAAGCGCGCCCGGTAGGTCTTCATCTGCGACTTCGTAAAGTCGAAGCTGATACCAGGGCAATGCATCCACTTCATCGCAATATTGGCGGTCGCATTCGCCGCCTGAGTGCTGCCTACAACCTCTTCAGAAAGCAGCCGTTCCGCAATCGTCTCGTAATCCATCGCCATCACCTCGAGCTTGTCGAATCCCCTCAAAAACTCCCCATGGATCGCCGCAAAGCGGCCTTCATCAAAAAGCCCCCACCACTCCAGCCGCTCACGGGCCAGATACTCACTCTTGAGTTCCTGCTCCATGCGCACGACGCCCTGCTGATCGCAGTACGCGGCCAGATCGAGCAGGTAACGGAATTCGGGGGAGTCTTCGCCAAAGTTCCGTTTACACTTCGGAAACAGGAACTTGCGGATGGCCTGAGCCTTGCCGTAGGCCTTGTAATAGTGGTCGCGGGCCTGCCAGTCGCAGGTCCAACCATCTTCGTAGAGGTGGCCGTTCTTGTAGCCCACACGCTGAGTACTCAGGGCGCGGATGTAGGCCAGTTCATTGCCCTTCCCCACCGTCCGATTCGTCGTCAAGTCAACCCGGCGCAGGCGCGCACCGTTGCCGATCATCCGAGTTTTCGAGCCGTCCTCGGTCTGGAGGTGGCCCCAATCAGTGCAAGCCGTGAACGGCGGCAGACGGTTGCCCTTGTCGTCCTTGATCTCATGGAGGATGTCGTTATAGACCGCGACGCACTCAGCGATGGATTGGAATCCATGCAGGTTGTCCAAACGGTTGACTGCACTAGGATTCCCTTCAACGCGGAGCTTGTTCCCATCGACCCGAACCCGAATCGACGTCGAGTGACTGCCCTCAACCTTGAAGCTAGGAGACGTGTCGCGCAGTTGCTCGCCGGTCTTCCGGTCGTAGTAGCAGATGCCAGTGTCGCCAACCTGCGGGAGCTGGTACGGGAATACCTGCTCTACCGTGAGGTAGTCGTAGAACATCCGGGGGGCCGGATTGATCAGAGGCGACATTGAATTCCCTTCAAACCTGAGTTTCTAAGAAATTAGATTCGAGCGGAAAATTAGATTCTAAGATTCTCAATGTCAAGGGTCTTAGAAAATCAGGCTACGATAGTGCCCGCCAAACACTTGACGGACATAGGAACGAAATGCCCACCAAGCACATCGACGACGCGACATGGCGAAAGGTTGAGAAGGAAACCGTTAAGGCGGTGATCCACCTGCAAGCCTCGGTCAAAGACACTGAGGTACTACGCTGGCTGATCCTCAAAGGGCTTGAAGAAATGACCCCGGAAGACCTTGAGCGCTTCCACAAAAAAAGGGACTAAGCACGGGCGTAGAAGAGGCCGCATACGAAGCCGAGAGAGGCTAAAGGCATGGGCCAGGGGCGTTTGAAGTGTCCGCAAAGTATGGAAGTCCATACCAAATTGGGGGTGTTACAGCACCCCCACCCCTCCGGGGCCAGATCGGAGCCCCGCAAACCAACGGAGAAACGCATGGGCTTGCACGACAGGGAATGGTTCAACGAAAGCCGGCACAAGCCCAAAAACGCCACCAGCGCACCGCAGCGGCCTCGCAGAGTCCTGTTCATCCACTACCTGGCCGGGTTCTGGCCGGGCGTCCTCATGGGCTTCCTGGCAGGCCTGACTGTCGGCCTGCTGATCAGCTAGGCGGACCGTCCAAAAGGTCGTAAGGGCGCTGCCCTTACTATCCCGCTCTTGCCGCCGAGGGCTCGGGAGGCAGGGGAGATAGAGCTTCCCCTCCCTCCCTTGCAGAGGCTGTTTCAGGGGGAGTTACGTCAAGTGTTCGCTTCGCCCGTGCTTCCGTTCGCCGGATCGGTGAAGCTGATCCGACGAGCCGGGAGCGCGGCACCTGACTAGGGAAAGTTCGGAGGGGCGTTCAGCCCTGGAGAAGATCGCCCTGAGCGACGTGGTCAAGCAGCGAAGAGGCAGAGGCGCGGGCGTTGTCGATGATCTGCTGCTGGACGTTGCACCGGGTCTGCAACCTCGCCAGTTCATCCATGGCTTGCTTGAGCTGATAGATCAGCGACCCGTACCGCTCAGCGGCGAACCGATAGGCACCGGCAGCCGTGGTCGCACCGGTCTGTTCCTTGAGTTTCTCTACGAAGTCGGGGGATTCATCGGGGAGTTTGACAAGCAT